ACTTCGCGAATATCACTCTCAACACTGTCGAGCCGGCTTTTGACCTCGCGCATGTCGCTTTTCAAACTAGATACATCCTCTTTCAGCCCAGAGACATCTCTTTTCAATTCCAATATATCTGCTTCAACTGCGTCAAATCGCGGTAGTACAATTGTCTCCAACGCTCCATTAACGCCTTCAACAATTGCTTCTTTAATCCATTGTTTGTCGTCATTAGTTAGTGCCATGCGCCCTCCTGAATTCCATTATACTATAGAAACAATCTGTTAATTACTTCGTAAATCGTAATTTTCCAGATTGTTAAAGTGAAAGGCTCGCGGCGGCAATCCTTGCTGTCCTTACCTTGATGTTTTCATTGTAGCAAACCTAAAGCATTTTGTCAATATGCCGGCTAAACATTCACGATTTCGCCTCTTATACAAGCCGTGCCGGCGTGCGCATTCGCTGCCAACTTATAGTTCTTTATCTCGTCCCAAATCTCACACATGTCGCCGTCCAAATTGTGCAAATACCGCTGCGTTACTTGTAGGCTCGAATGCCGCAATAATCTCCGCACCACATCCACGTCAGCACCACGCTTGCGCACATCAGTGGCGAAACTATGGCGTAGCTCGTGTAGCTGGAACCCCTCTAGTCCCGCCTCGCGAAATTGTCGCTGTATCTTCTTGCGGATACCGTCAACGGTCAGCGGCTCAAAGTAATTACGCCTTGTAGTTTTAATCCACATATAATCTATTACTCCAGCCGCTCTAATCCACGCATCTAACCGCTCGCGTGTTGTGTCGGATATGTACACCCAGCCGTCCTTTCGTCCCTTGCCCACTGTATAAATCGTGCGCCCATTCAAATCGCTCAAGCGTAGGTTTGAGAACTCCTGCGCACGCATTCCTGTATCAAACAATACGCGAATCATCACCTCGGTAAGCAGGTCATCGCATTCATTTAGCACCATAGCAATCTGCTCAGAGGTGTACCATTTTCGGCGACATGGAGCGGGCTTTGGCTTCACCACCATCCGCGTTTTAATTTTCATCGGGTAATTCATGTCGCGCAGCCATACTATCCACGCCATGATCGTAGCAACGTTAGTGCGTATGGTTGATGAGTTGCACCTTGTACCGAAATATCCGAGCGCTTTCTTCTCGATCCACCAATTTAATTTTTTGTTTGTCAGTTGCGACATATTTTCAATACCCGTTTGAACAATAAATCTGCCCAGCACGCTGCGTTTTGTCGCCATGGTCGAGGGGGTCAATTGCTTCACATTCACGCACCACTTCAGGTAAACTCGCAGCTGATTCTCTGCTGGCGTTCGTTTTGTTTTCATCGTAAACTCCTAAATCTCTCAACGTGTCTATATAGATCGTTATAATCATTGGAATATTTATTCCAAGTCTATATAGACCGTTTCTGGTTAATTATTATGAAAAATCACCCATTATACCCTCCAAATTTCAAGCCAAGCTAGCTTTTTAGACAAAATTATTCGCCTAATTTGTGCCGGCTGGCATTATTTGCTTTACAAATAGCGTTATTGGTTATCTAATATCTAGTAGCAGACATGCAAAAATCACGCCGCTAGATTTCTTCCGGGCGCTACCCTCCTTTTCTTTTTCAAGCCAAGCTAGCTTTTTAGACAAATACCCATATCGCTATACATCTGCGATATCTTCGCTCTACCGCTATAATTCATATCTCGTCTGGCTTTTTCCTCCATCTTCCGTTGTTTCTTCTCTTCCCGCCGCCGTGCCATTTCGTTGATCGCTCTGGCGATTCGGCTGCGCATCCACAGAAGCGACTGCTCCAGATTTTTAAGCGACCAAACCGACGCGAGATACCGCTCAGGGTCACGTTTAGTTTTTGCCACTTCAACTGATTCGTCGAACTCTTGTTTGTATTTCTTTTGCCGATTACGAAACATTGGCAAATACGCGTCATCTTTGATTAGCTCTGACGCTTTGCCGAGGTGCTTGCGCATCGCAGTAATTCGTTTGTTGTCTAAAACGAACATGTAAATTACCCTCACTTATTTTTGATATAAGTTTGAGGTCAAAAAGAGAAAACCCCAGCAAAAAACAGTAATGTTTTACTGAGGTCTCCCTTGCTCGATTGTTGTTCTCCATTAATATAGCAAATTGCGGCCGTCTAGTCAATCAAAAACCGCCCCGAAGCTTATCGAGGCGGTTTCAGTTGTTCGGAAATCCCGAACAGTTCAGACAATAAGAAATCCTTACTATCTCAACTATAAAGTAATCCTTTATAGTTTAACCTTTTGACGCTGGCGGTGTCTTGCCGCGCGGCTCAGTCAACAATTTGCCAGTTTTCGAGTCGTGCCAGCGGCTTAAACCTGGCACGCTGTGTGTATCTACTAGACACTGCAAGCAGTCATTGTATGTCGAGCCTGCTGGCATCTGTGGCATAATCTTGCCGACATGTAGCGTCACGCAGCCGCAAGCCTTGCACTCGCGAAAATACAGGCTTGATTTGGTGATAGTTATTTTCTGTAGATTCATGGGTTGATCCTCTGTCCCGGGTAGATCAATCCACGGTTAGCAATCCCATTTCGCTCAGCTAACCTCTGTGTATAACCAGAATTACCGAATAATCCACTCGTGCCATGCCAGCCATTCCTCAGTGCGATGTCGCCGAGCGTATCGCCGCGACGCACGACGTAATCGCCACCGCTTCGCTGAACGTAGCCTGTCGAAGCCGGCGCGCTAACTCGTGGAACTTGCACTGCTACGCGTGAGTTGACGGCTGCTTGCACTTCGGCTGGATTATAGCCAGTGGCTTGTAGTCGCGCTATGCGGTCATTGCCGCTACCGTACACACCTCTTAATACATCAGCCACCACTTGGTCATTCACTGCTTTTGAGCTGGCCGTTGGAGCTACTGGCGCGCTAGCAGTGCCGTTCCAAATGTTTGGCCGGTAATAGCCAATGATTGAGTTGCGATAGCCGCCTAAATCCATCAGATTAAACGCATTACCAACATAGATATTGCCTGAGCCTTGATTCTGTCCGAAGAACTTCCCTTGGTAGTACATAGCAACGTGTCCATATTGTCCACCACCGAAGATTGCCCAGTCGCCATCTTTCATGCCAGCCTGCCCACCGTGCCACGTAAATCCGAGCGCTTGGATTTCGCCGACTTGGTTAGCATAGCCGCTTGCGCCACCTGTCCTAGTTGCTACGACACGTCCACTCAAGCTAAACATAAATTGCTTAAATCCTGCTACGCACTGTAAACCATAGCCCTCATTGAATCCGCGGCCGTTCATCGCGTTGACGAAAGCAGCAGGGCTCGACATGTCAGTCTTGTAATAAACACCAGAACCCATTTGCGCTAACTCTTTGTCAGGAGCTTCACAGCCCGATCCCTTATCCTGTGGCACGTCCAAGCCAAGCATGCCAGCGATAGCGTCATCACGCTTTTTCGCTAACTCACACAAAGCTTTCTCTTGCGCCTTAGAATATTTAGCTTTTGAGCCGTCAAGAGTGATACTACCGTCCTCAGCTTGCTTACCAGTAACAATGAATATCGCCGATAAAACTATGACTGCTACCACTAGAATCACGGCAAGGCGGTTGGCGAGAAAATTCTTAAACTTCGATACTATTCTCCTCATTGCTACTTCTCCTCAGTACCGTATACACCGCGAACTTCACGCTCAACTTTGCGATTAGCCAGCCACATAATAGCTTCCTCGATTTTTGTAAGAGCCACACTGTTTTCGCGGCACGGCAACTCTCGATTGTAGCCTGCTAGTTTTGCGTAAGCTATAATAAGCAAGTCCTCGATAAATACACCGTTACGCTCTGTAGTAGCTGTGCCGCCAGTTTGAAACTTGATTTTCAGCACCTCTTTGCCACCGATATTAAGAGAAACTTCATCGCCTGGCGTGCCGCGATTCAGTTCATTATGCAATTCTTCTAGCGCGTTATATTTGGTAGTTTCCATTATTTTGATCCCTTTCTGTCCTGGTTATTCTTCTGATTTGTTACGCCCAAAAAGTAAACGTTAACACCACCAGCAAACAGCAGTGCCGTACTCGTCAATTGCTTTGCGACAGCAGCGAAGCCCCAAATGTCGCCAAGACCCTGCACGACGAATGCGCCGAATGACAGCAAGCCAACCGCGATTGACAGCTGCCGTGTAGTTTTCTTTTCTAGTTTCATATTTGACCTCCTTGATCATTGTTATTACGAAAAATCAGGTAGAGAATGAGCAAGATTGTGATGAGGGATATTGGTAGAGTAATCATCGTTTTGCCTCCAGGTGTTGGATATCCTCTTTCAGCGTCGTCACCGTTTGGCTTTGCTTAACCATCACACCCGTCAGATACACGGCGAACGCCACCAGTGCCACTGCAAATATCTTTGCCAGGCCGCTGGTGATAAGCCGCCAAAAGTTCAGCAGGCTCTCCACATCGCTGCGTGGCAGGTATTTCTGCTCCATCTCATCCGTAAGCTCTTTTCTATGCTGTCCAAGTTCAGCTCGCGAAATATTACCGCTCAATATGTTCTCTATTCGCTCAAGTGCTGCTGTATGCCTGTCAACGCCATCCTTGATGTACTCGACCTTGGCTTGCAATGCGCCAAATTCTTTTGCTGATACGTCTGTGTTGCTCATAATTTTTCCATTAAAAAAGCGACCACGTTTTGTGATCGCAATTCCTTATGCCTGTATTATATCACAGACTTCGCTAAAATCCGAACAGGCGTGCGAGGTAAAGCGCCTATATATAACCTCGCGCGCTTGCTCGCATTTCTACTTATATTTTAGCATAAATTAACAGCTAATTTCTACAACACAATACAACCACGACATCTAAATATGCCGCTGCAATATAGCGGTAACGCGCTCTCTGGCGCAACGACTACTAAAACGTTTACGCCAAAAGCTAGCGGATTGCTATTTGTCGAGGCGCATTCTCGCCGCAATTCTAGCAGTGGCGCAGACAATATAATTACTATTAATAGTACTGGGACGACTAACCAGGTTACTAAAACTTCTGTAGGCTATGGTTCCACTGATGGATTTACATCAGCAACGCTTTATGCGTCAGTCATGGTCGACACGCCAGTTACAGTGACTATAAGCGCCAGTAGCACTACAAACGGTAGTTATATTTTATCGGTTATACCAGGGATGCCTGATTTCATCTAAGCTTCAAACTTCACTACCCCGACTGCCATCCACATAGCCCCGTGCCACGCAGCGCCCATTCCACCGCGTGAAGTCGCGACTAGGTCACATCCGGTATTTGTTATATTATTAGGCTCAATTAAGTTTCCCTCACCTACCGTGTTGACAAAATCAGTAATTTTTTTGGCTGGAGTCCCGCTCTTGTGTCCAATAAAAGAACAGTTTACAAAACATACTTTTTTGTATTGTTTTGGAAACACGATAGGAGTTACGAATCGCTTATTATTAATAGTATTGTTTCCAACAAATTGTGTCCAGCCAGTTTGCACAGTTAAAACGCCAGATATCTCTGTAATATCGTTATACTCTTTGTGGGCAATTATTGTCGCGGCGTCTATATTCTTTGATTGTATTGTACCATCAGCTATTATATTTGAGTCATTAATTCTACCAGATCTAAGCGTGATCATCTTACGTAGATCGACAATATCTCCTGCAGTTACAGACGTTGCGCCAGCCTGCTTTCGAACTCTCGCCAGGATGATGAATGGATTTGCTGCGCCAATTGCCGCCTGAATTGCTGATGTTGTTGGATCGGATGGTGTAGCGGCTGCTGCGCCAGAAACTGCTTTCAGCTTAAATACATCATTAGTATTGTCCGTGACAGCTGTACTACCAGCAACATCACGGTCCACGTAAGCAACGATTAGTGCATTCATTGGATTTGATGGCGATGCTGCACCCACACTAACCGATTCAGTACCTGTAATATTAATGTCGTATGACGGGTCTTTTCCAACGGAAGCAGTCCCGGACTTAACAGTAACGTTCATCCCACTGCCAGCCACCACTTCCATACCATTTGCTACTTCGCCGTCCAGTGCGTCACGTATAAATTGTGTTAGCGCTGCCGGGCTATGCATCCCGCCGCCGTAGTTGAAAACTCGTCTTGTCATATTTCAAATCCTTTCCGCGTACCGCCAGAAAAGCTAAAGAAAAATTGCCACCAAGCGGTCGCAATTTATTATCTACATTATACCACAGTTAAAGTTCCCTTGCCTGTCGCCGAGACAAAAAACTTAACCCTCACAGCTTGGTCTCCGTAATACTTAACTCGTACACGCCATTGCTGCGATTTTATGTCTGTCACGCGTCGGCGTACAGATGTTATCCGTGGCTTAGTATTCGGGGTTTCAGCCAGTTCGCCTTTTACATGTAAATCCAATCCTGCGGCCTTATTATTTGGGCAAAATGTTACTATGAATTCTCTCTGACGTGTCAAATCAGGAGATAGCGGCAATGTTTCGTCGCAGTCCCACGTATTTCCTGTTTTTATCAAAAACGTCCTGACGGCATCCGCTCCTACAATCTGCAGCTCTTTTTTCTCGCGCTGCCGGCGCTCCAAATCTTTCAATTCACGCAATAGATTTGGCTGCGAATTAACTCGATTTACTACCACGATGTCCACTCCTCAAAGCTAATTGAACAATCATCATTTGCAATTACTTGAAATTTGAGCTGTATTGGTTGTGTTTTAGGTCCGAAAATTGGTATAAACCATTTTTTCATACTGGATTGGCTTGGCGGCAGTGGGATATCAATCATTTCTTCAAGCGCCGAATCTACGCTGGACTCAACCGCCAAACTCGCCACTAAATTACCAGAATTAAAAGCTCTAGCGGTAACAATGCAGACATTCCACCCGTCGCTGTTTGCCGCTTGTCCTGGTCTGTGAGGCGTGATTGACATATCCCAACGGCTGCTTGTCTCTGACAATTTCATAACTATTTGCTCTGATCCGATAAATTGCAGCGTTTTCTCGTCGTTTAACTCTCGTTCTAGCGCCTTCATTTCCGTGATGTAATCGTTTATATTTAATCTACTTTTAGCCATACATCACTACCTTCACATAAGTTTTACCTCTGTCAGTGCTGCGCAGGCGAAAACGTACTCGTAAAGTTACGCTAGAGTTACTCGTTGTGCTGTATGAAGCGTCTGTTAAATATGTAAATAATATCTTTTCAGCCGAGTAATCAGTTTTATCAGACAAATAAATGAATGAACCGATTGAACCACTGTTTCCTTGTTTACGAGACGAAAAACCTAAACCAAGCGCTGGTGAATATATTGGCTCCCACTCTTGTCCGCCGAGCGACAACACTAAATACGGATATACGACTGGCGAATTTTGATGTTGTGGAGTATATGTGGTTGTGACATACAGAGCTCTCAAATACTGCACGCCGCCAGTGCCTGGCAGCTCTGCTGCTCGCGTTCGTATTACCTGCTCTACTCCGTTAACGATACGGACAAAATCGAACTCGTCCCATAAATTATCTTCAGGAACTTGATAGGTCTGGACGCCCGACTTCACGCTCGTCAACTGCGGTGTAAATTTCATCTCAGCCTGCTGCGCGCGTAATCGTGCTAGTAATCCAATGGCGGTTTGTTCTTCCAGCTCAGTTAGTCTACTCATTTTCTTCCTGCTGCGCGATAATATCATCCACGCTTAAATTATCGAAGGTTAGAGTTACCTCTTCGGCATCGTTTTCATCAACGTTGACTTCAATTTTTTCAATACGGTAAAATCCACGGATGTGCTCAAACATAATATAACCATTCATCTCAATATATATTGTGTCGCCGAGACCCACATCATTCAAATCAAGCACGCCGTCAGATAGAGTAAAGCTCGGCAGCTCGCGCACGTCTTTTAGCAGTTCAAGTACGCCATTTGTATTCTCTTGCAAAGTCGTCTCACGAACAACCGAACTAAACGCTACAATTTTCTCACGACGATACAGTGCCTTGCGCGAATATGGATCGGTAGCGTATGTACTCGGTGCATCGTCGCCGTTACCGCTACCAATACCAATCACATAATTAGCCAGACTATCTACACTTCGCTCAAATCCAAAGCTAGCCACATTGCCTGGGTAGCTCAATCGAATATCTGGACGATAGCTTCCCATAGCATCAAACGTGTTGAACTTTTTATCAGGCGTAAACTGAAAATCTGGGCCGTCAATAACATTACTTAGTCGCGCCAGAAAGTCTTTCACATTTGCCCGCTTCTGGTGGCGCTGGCGCGGATTTTTGCCGAGTGATGTAAACCTACCGCGCCGAATGCCGAAATCTCCGTCCTGCTTTCCCTGGTACTGATTTATTACACCCCAAGCGATATCGCCTTGTCTAGTTTTGTCATAATCAACGTCCACATAAGCATCCTTAAAATAATTGACATAGCCAGTAAAGCTCAGCTCAATATCAACTGATGGGTCATTCGGCGAAAATGCCGCTTTAATCAGGTGTGCGCCGACTCTATCCTTGCCGTCGCGCACAACTCTAATGTCTGTCGTGCCGGCATCCATAAAATCATACGGTCGCATGCCGGTTTTTTTGACATACTCTTCATATCTCGCCAAATCCATCCGAAAACTGACTGTCTCAGCAGCATTTCGCTGCTCAGTCCATTTTAGTCTTTGCGCTAAATGGCGAATATCACCGAGACACTTTCCATTCTTGCTATAAACCTCAATCTTATACTCCGCCATGGCTCAAATCCCTATGTATCCACTTCTAAATCGCAGCTCTGCTTCCGTCTGTTCATCTTGCTCGTCAGTTTGCAGCTCAATCATGTTGTCGCCGGGCGCTAATCCCCAGAAGCTCGAGCCGGCAGCCTGCGAATCATACACATTCATTCCATCCAGCAAAATCGTCTTGTTCTTCATATCAATTTCCAATTTACCGCCCGCTACAACCATCAAGATAAGCTCCATCGTCTGATTTGTCGTGCGATTGATTATCTTGGGATTTGTCGCCTTCGTGTGAATGATGATATTTGGCAAAATCATCTCATTTCCAGAGTTATTTATTGTGGACGGCTGCTCATCTGGACTGATATACAGCGGTAGCGTGAATGGTATCGTGAACCCGCCCTGGCGCGTCTTGCGAATAGTTGCCAGCAATTCACCATCGCTGTTGTCGTACAGTAATGGATCGTCTGCTTTCAGGTTGATTTTCCACTTCACCAGATTTAGTAACTTTTCAATCGGCATCTCCACACCAATTAGCACTACTTCTGTCGAGTAAACTTGTCCGCCAGGCGTAATCACGCGAAGTGTTCCCTTATCTTTCACCAGCTTTGCTAAAATCGTGGCAAACTCACGCCGCCGCTCCTCAGTTTCACGTACCGTCCTGCCGAAAATCCGCCCGCTAAACGAAATAAATCGCGCCTCATACAGCTGTTTTGTTGTCCAGCCACCATTTCGTCCTAAGTTAGTCCCCTGCGACGTACGAATTGCAGGCAACCCCGCCAAGCCCTCAATCGGCTCATCCAGGTGCATGCCGATGAGCTGATCGTTTATCTGAAAATCGTTCAAAAATACTTGCCACATACTTACCTCCTACGCCTGACTTAATAAATATCCCAAATCGCTTGCCACCATCTGCGCATCGACCTTGTCGCGTACATTGTAGGTATTATTTACGGTAATGTGTTTTGTCATGCCGCCACTCTCATTTTCTGTCCGTCTGTTAATTTGCGCCACCAGGCTGGCCATTTTGCTTTCAGGAACGACCCATTCATTCTGTCCGCCATCACCGGCGTAAATGATTGAACCACCGTTTGTCGGTGGCACGATACCACCGGTTGCCAACCGTGGAATGTGTAAGCTTGGAATATTGCCGATGTTCACTCCTGGGATCTTATTAATCAGCCCGATTGCTCCGTTAATCGTACCGATAAATCCGTTTGCCATACGCTCGACCATGCCTAGCGCGCCATTGACTGCACCCTTAACTGCACCGCCAATAGTATCTCCAACAAAGCTACCCAGCCTGCCGAACATTCCAGTGATACTATTCCAGACACCACCAAAGAACCCACCAAGCCTTCCAAACACGCCAGTGATTGCGTTCCATGCACCCTGAAATATACTACCGAACCAGCCGGCCACGCCACTAAAGATAGACACTATACCGTCCCAAAGCCCCTTAAACCACTGACCTATTGACGAAATTGTTGATGATAAAACTTCTACAAAACCATTCCAAATATTCTTGCCAGTTTCTGTTTGTGTAAAAAACCAGACTATTCCGGCCACAACTGCTGCTATCGCTACGACTAAGAGCGTTAAGGGGTTGGCATTCAGTGCAGCATTGAACAGCCATTGTACTCCAGTAGCGATTTGTGTCGCGACCGTCCAGGCTTTTGATGCCGCGGTAGCTATCCATGCGGCAGCATTATATGCAGCCACTGCACCAGTAAACACTCCAACGCTCACAGCCATCACCGTAAAAACTGTGCTGTTATCTTTTATGAAGTTGATTAAACCAGCCACCGACTCTAACGCTTTTTCGAAACCAGAACCAAAGCTGCTAATAGTATCAGCTGTGCTACCACTACCGAATGCCTCAATGATCTTGCCAACTCCGCGCACCACCGCAGTTTTCGAGTTTTCCATCGCCGTCTGAATACCACCCGTACTGTTCCGCGCCTGCTTCTCAAAGCTCTGAAAACCATTCGTACCCTCTTTGTTCATCTTGGTTATGGTCGCCATGAAATCGTCCATTGAGATGATTCCGGTGCGCATTGCTGTGCCTAGCGCTGTCGTCATGTCGCCGGTACCGTTTTTAACCGCAGTTAGCTGCTCGAGTAGCTCCTTGCCAGTTGACGACATTGGATTTTTCTTGGCATATTCCTGAGCCTTTTTGAGGTAAACATCCAGCGCAGAACCATTTTGGAAGAACGCCTGCGCGATCTGCTTCAGCTGTGCCGGCATTGCGCTCTGTAGCGCGCGCCACTCCATCATATCGGGCTTGCCTTTAGCATATGCCTGTGAAATCTGCTCAATCGCCGTAGCCTGAATGTCCATCGGTGCGCCGCCAGCTAGGATGGCGTTATTAAGCGCCAAAAACATCTCGGTCGATTTACCAACATCACCATTTTTCGACGTCAACCGCTGCACTGAGGCGGCCGCACCATCTAGCGATGTTGGCAGCCCCTTCAGGGATTCTGACATTTTTGTAATTGCCTTTTTTGACGCATCGGCAGATATGCCGAGGTTACTCATCACTTTAGGAAAGTTATTCAAAATGTCCACGCGGCGGATAGCATCATCAACGGAATTGCTGATCATATCGAAGGATTTATGAATGCCAGCAGAAATCAAATTACCAGCCGCGACCGAAACTGCACCGCTCAAGCCGCTGAACGCATTTTTAGATTTGTTGCCAGAGCTGCTAGATTTATTAGCAAAACCATCAACAGCCGCGCCAGCCTTATTCAGAGCCGCAATCAGCTGTGAACTGTTGCCCTTAATCGTTAGAGTAAGTTCATTACTGGAGGACATAACTAACTACGCCCTTTCGATAATTTATCGTAGGACTCAGCCTCCAACTTGTTCTCGACAGCACGCTTCGCCATGATTGCCTCTATAATCCATTCGGGCGTATCCAGATACTCATCATATGTCCAGCTGTAGTCTTTGAGAATTCCTGCGATGATTATCGGTTCTGGAACTGCGGTTTTTGCTCGATACGCCCGCTCATAATCTTGTGCAAGCGCGGTTATCCTTTTGGGCTTGATTTAGGGTCTAAAATCTCTTGCGAAAATTCAGAAATTACGTTAAAGTCTTCACCACTAGTTGAATCCATCAATGCCTCGTAAGCAGCGTCTGATCCGTCGGCATCCTTATATCGCAGCAACATCGCCTTGAGCCCCAGCTCAATAGCCAAATCAATATCGTCTTTAGCTTTTGCAAGCTCTTTCCGAGTGCGGTTAGTGATTGCCGTTCGTAAAATCGCCTCGCCACCGCTTGGTAGTTGGATAGTTTTCGTGTCTTGCATGAGTAGCCTCCTTAATTAAAAGCGACCACTCTTGTGGCAAAATTAAAATTGCGACCGAAGCGATCGCAACTTATTACTTGTATTATACCAAATTGCTTCTATAATTCATAATATGAAATCACTGAAACCTATCAATAAAAATAAAAACGATAACAGACCAGATTGGAGAAAATTGACGCCAATATGGTTCATTATCACAATAATCCTCATATTCCTATGTTGGCTGCCAAGTGGGCTAAAAGAGTCCGTAGCTACAACGTTAATGCTCGCCAGCATCATACTACTCGGAATCACTATTTTTAAGTGGAAGAAAATATCCAAGATTTCTCGTGTCGTAGCCTTCTGTCTCGTCGTTGTCTTGTTCAATATAGGAGGACCCATGCTGACTCAAGTTCGCGAAGCAGAAAAGCAATCCGCCAACGCTCAGCCCGCTAAAAACGAACAGCCGCAGCAAAAGCAGCCAGAGAAAAAACCAGAAGCACCAAAGCTTGATGAGAAGTTAGCGCAGGACACTAATTTCAAGCAGGGTGAAAAAGACACCGTAACAGAGGTGGTAGACGGCGATACAATCCGCACGTCAAAACACAATAAAATACGCCTTGTCGGTATTGACACACCAGAAACGAAGCACTCACGCAAACCTGTTCAGTGCTTCGGCAAAGAAGCGTCTCAAAAAATGAATGATTTAGTAGCCGGCAAAACTGTCTATCTAGTTGCCGACAGCACCCAAAGCAGTAAAGACAAATACGGCCGTGATTTATTCTACATTTACCTCGAGGACGGCACGAATGTCGCCTACACGATGATCCGCGAGGGTTACGGACATGAATACACATACAACTCAAACCCTCACAAATGGCAGTCACAGTTCCGCGAAGCCCAGCGACTAGCGCGAGAGGAGAACAAAGGTTTATGGTCACCGACTACCTGCTCTGGCAATACAGAAAAATCAGTAACACAGCAGACTACGCCTGCCGCTCCTGCCCCGCAGCAAACTCAACCTGGCAGTGATGTAAGTTTTAGCAGTTGCAAAGAGGCGCGCGCTGCTGGCTACAGCAACATGCGCCAGGGTGAACCAGGCTATTCCCCAAACCTAGATAGAGATGATGATGGCGTAGCTTGCGAGAGTGGTCGCCGCTAACTATAACTAAAAAGCCCGCGCGATTGCGGGTTTTTAGTTAGTGAGATTATTAATAGGTATATTTATTCACTAATTTCGCAGTAATAGACTTGCCAAAATCAGCCGTGTTGAGCAACATAACTGCATCGATTTTCTCGGTGGCAATGTCGCTCACACCGTAGCTTGGCTCATAGCCGCTGAATGCCGCAACCGCGATGTCGAACGTCAAGCTGGTGTTGGTTTTCGTGCCAGCCTTGTTTTTGTCATCGACAAACGATAGCCGCAATGCCTTGCGCTCGTCATTATAGCTCATCGCGCGGTAGGTTTTGTCGCGGTATAGCTTCTCGATGGACACCGACACTTCAAACTCACCGTTCAGAATCTCGCCGTAGGTGTCTTTGGAATCCATAGTCTGCTGCGGCTGCAAGTTTTTAGTGATTGTTAGCGTCAAGCTCTTAATGTCTTTTGCCTCAGGCGCCGCATCAAGCCCCGCAAGATCATCCGCAATGTTTAAGATTGCGTGTTTTGGCAAGAACTCAGTGTCATCAATGGTGTATGTCACATTGCCGCTACTAGTCTCTTTGCTCTTGTGCGACTTAAATGCCACTTCCACTTTTGGAAAGTCGTCAGGCGTCCACGTAAACGTCACAGAATCCGCCATGGCATAAGCAAATTGCGCTGATAGGTTCGGCTCTTTAATCGTCATGGTCGCCGAGATGTGGTTGTTGTCGTCCCTCAGCGTAAACAGATGCTCTTTAGCGTTAGTATCGCCTTGTACACTAGTGGTGGTTGGCTTCTGTCCAAATGCTAGCGCTAGCCAGTAGTACAGACCTTTAACCCACAACTTTGTCGAGATTGAGCCGTCGCCCTCGACCAGTACATCGGTTTTACCATTGTTTTTGATAATCGTGCCGAGTGCCGACTCGTTCATCTTGCTGGTTGGCGAATCTTTAAAGCTAATATCGATGTGTGGCGCACCATAAGTTGGCACGACTGCCTTGCCTTTGTCGTTCGGGTCTTCCAGCCCAATGCCGACGGCGACCTTTCGTCCTGAAAATGTTGGCATTTCTTACTCCTTTTATTATTACCTAGGTAACAAAAAAGCGCCTCCTATAAAGAGGCAAAAAAAGAAAATTGCGACCTTCGGAGACCGCAATTTGTTACTCTAATTATATCATACCTACGGCAATAAATCTGGTCGGAACTGAGCATGTTTGACTTTGAATCTCACTATGGCTTCAGCGGTAAACAACCCTTTATCACGTGGCGTCGCGTCGAACTCCACCGTCGTCTCTTCGCCGGCGTCAATCCACACACGATCGCCTGGATCTTGATTAGCCCTCAACGCGCCGATAATACTGCCCTTTCGTAGCGTCATATCATCGTGCCGTGCCGCCACTAACTCCACCAGCTCAAGATGACTGCGAGCGTCTGTCCCCTGATTAAAATCTTTGGTCATATCTACAACCACACACAACACGATCGCCATATTGCTCTCTATCTCGCCACCTGCTGAATCGTGAATTTCGTAGTCGTTGTCAAAACTGATAAATGCCATCGGCTGTGTCAACTGGCTTTTATTTATGACGACAGGGTCGCCATAACCGTACCGACCACGCAGAATTGCTGGGCCGTCTTTCTCCAAGATGTCCTTTATTTGCTTAAGTATTGGGTCAACATATTTAGCCATAGTTTTCTCCTGTTACATTATGTGGCGCTGGAATATACGCGTTATTTCTCTTGCCTGCTGCTCTTCGATCGCCATCATGACACGACGCGGCAGATATTTACGTGGCTGGCGTGATTGATGATACTTGAAATACGGACGCAAGTTAGATATTTCTGCCTGCTTCGTGTATATTCTACTGTGAAAACCACGCCGCATTGCGCCAGTCTTCTCAAGCATTCGCCACGGGTAGGCTTTCTTGCGGCGACGCCATTTGCCCCACACGCCACCGTGCGATCCAAAGTTCTGGTCGATAACTTTCATCATGTAATCTGTGGATTCCTTGAGTGGCGCTTGTAAGTTTTTAGCCTTTTGTCCACGCGTATCCAAATCCCGCAACACTTCCTTGCGCCCCTCAACAGAAAACTCAAGCTGCAAGCCCATCACTAGTCCTCGCGCTCGTAGCAGTCGTCATTATGTGGATGTCGCCTGTCCGGAAAATCACCGAACAAATCACCGTCACATCGCGCACCAACAGCGCCAAGCCCAGCGCTCAGGTCGTCGCTGCCGTCACCGCAAACACCGCCAGATTTCACAAACTCTTGCATATCCTGTTTTACGACCTCTAGCCGCTTATAGCCATCTTTGCTCGTGCCCTCAATGTCCTGGTTAAAGCCGTATTCACGGATCAGCAATCGAGCGGCCGCATAGTTAGTACACAACTCCACTACCCTGCCTGGGATTTCGCGACCATATTTGCCATACGGTGCGCAGGGATCAACTCCCTCCATGATCTTATCAATCCACGCCATCGCTGATTTGCGCGCTCGCTCAACTACGCGCAGTGGTACAGAGGCGTAGGAATAATCTATTGTTACGACTGCGCCGTCGATTGGTGCTTTTTCTAGTTCAATCACGCCGAAAGCTTCGTTTACACTGACCACCTTAACCGGTATATCGTTGACATACACAACAAAATCATCGACTGTGACAGTATCGTCGAAGTTGCGGTCAGTAATTGGCTTACGGTCGGTTGTAAATGTTGTATTTATTCCATCAACCACGCCACTCAAAGCTACGCCATTTTCAACATGATGCAATCCCGCCTCTTCGAGTATGTCTTGTAGTGTTGTGTAATACGCTGTCATCTGCAATTTATACCTTTCTCATTCTGGCGGCGGAAATACTCCTATCTGCCGCCGTGTCAGAAAGCTATTCGCTTTGCTCAGAAAGAATGTTTTTAACTTTCTTCTCAGCTGCCTCTTGCGATTTAGCCATTGTTACGCCAAATCCGTCAACCCAGAAGGCTTTTTCAGCTTTCTTGTTTTCAGGTTTTGGCTGGCTGGTCTGCTCTGGAGCTTTCTTGTTTTCAGGTTTTGGCTGGCTGGTCTGCTCTGGAGCTTTCTTGTTTTCAGGTTTTGGCTGATCTTCCATGACTTCCTCCTAAGAACCCACCGAACCGGTAATTAATCGATAATTTGCGTACGCAGCGTCAAAGCGACCGTCAGTACCCCAAGTGTAGACGTCCTGGTCTTCCTGGCGATCTTTCAATATCTGGCGCAGCGGACCAGCTTTGCGGCGCTCAAACACTTCAACTGGCTTAACCTTTCGACCCAAGCAGGCAACATACCAGCTGTTGTCTGTAATCTGTGGAACAACCAAAATCTTTGCGGTGTGATAATTGGTGTTGCTCTCTCCCCCGGCGAGATTCTCTTTCTCAACAACAGCGCGCGCCTTGCTCTGCATGTTTGGTCCGACGATTAATGTGTCGACGAGATAGCCAAATGATTTACCGTTTTCAGCTTTCTGGGTCTGAACTTTCAGGCAAGCGGCTTCGTAATTAGCTGCTGTCAGGTCGCCAGTTTGCAGATTGCCGTGCTCAGTAGAGAAGAAATTGTGCCCATCACCAGACTTCGTAACAAAGCCTTTATTGATAGCCTCGACAGCCAGTGCCGAGTACACTAATTTATTCTCAAGAGCCATCTCTTCAATGGCAGACTTGTAGATACCCAAATCGTCGTCCTCGACGTCCGCGCCATCAATAGCAACAGACTGTTCCCATTTACCGATTTTCTGCATCTCCACACCGAACGAGAACGTACCTGGTCGGCGCTCGCTTTCCCACCGCCTCATGCCTGGTACGGCGGTTAGGTTCAAAATCCGCGCGAAACCAGATTTGTTTGGGGTGATGGCATACAAATCTTTTGCTATGTCGTTCGACTCTTCGCTCATTGCTTTGCGGAAAATTGTCTTGACGTACAGGTCCGCGCGACCGAGCTGTGTAGGATTCAAACTCATTTTCTATTCCTTTCTATCGTAATTTAACTCGAACCGATGTAGTCGATTCAATTTTAGTAATAATCCCGATGACTACAGCGTCATTGCCTGTTGCCAAACCGACAGTATTGTCGTCAACGAGCGCAACATTCTTGCCAACGTTCGCTTGAACGCCGACAGCAGCCGCACAGTTAAAGCTCACCACGCCCTCAGTGTATACGCGCACTAGTCCACCGGTTACGGATTCCTGGGCGACGCCTACAAAAGGCTCTTTTGGAGCGCCAGCATGTGCATAGCCGTTGCTTGCGATTGTCACAGCAGCGCCGTGAAAAATCTTATTTGTTCCCGCATCAACTTCAACCAAATCACCGGTTTGTCGGCTGTCGTCTCGCGGAGCTGTTAGATTAGCCATTTGCTATTCTCCCTTTTCCTGACGTTTAGTTTCTTTCAAATCTTCTTCGCTCAAGCCGAGGTCTGTCAGGCTTTGTTCGTCCTCGCTTAGCTGAACTTCATCGCCGCCACCGTTGCCTTCGCCGTCAGTTCCTTTCTCGTCGGTCAAGTTCAGTTTTGGACTTGCCTCGATAAACTCACTTAATAACGTATCAACGGTCTTGGTTTCATCATCAGATAGGTGGATTTCAGTGCTTGATGCCTCGGATAGCGCCATAAATGCATCTTTTTGAGCTGGCACCACCTTGCCATCACTCAGCAACTTATTGAATTTCGCCTCAGCGTCGCGCTTTGCTACTGCAGCTTCCTTTTCTGCCAGCACAGCTTCGCGATCAGCCAATGCTTTCTCGCGCTCAGACAACTCGTTTTCTTTGTCATTATCTTTTGGCGCTTCAGCGTCGGCGATTTGCTGCTTCACAGCTTCTGCTTGGTCTTCTGGCACTTCAATCTCAGCACCAGCAGCGACCGTTTCGGTTTTGTTTTCGCCGTCAACCGCATAGGTTACTTCAACATCAAACTCGCGGTCATTCTTAACTTTTACTGTCATAGTCTTGTCCTCCTTTTCATAATCTTGACTATCACTAAACAATACTGCCGGTACTTCATCGGCAAGCGGCACAAATCGCCGCATACCTTTAATGTACGGGTCAACAACCAGCCCGACATGCTTCAATAGCGGCCCGACAAACTTGCCAGACTTTTTGTCGAGGTAGTTGTCTTCAAAGCCCATTGATACATCAGGAATATTGCGGTTCTCAATACTCTTTGCGGTCTCGTCGTCTCGTATCTCGATGACAGCGTTGATTCCATCGTCGGTCAACTCCATATTGACCATTTCGCCTCTATTCCAAGCCGCTAGCTCTGATGAATTTCTAGGGTGACCTAGCGGCACCGCCACAACGCCGTATTTACCATTGTCAAAGTTCTCTTTCAGCCGCTTGCCGAATAGCTTATCAAGCACCATCCTTTTTGAGGTGTTGTTTGGATCGACATACTCACCGAACTGACAAATCTGCTTCTTGAAACGCTTATATTTACCGCCCTCATTGTCGGCTAGCTCTACCTTTGTGTCTCGATTGATGAAAACATGCATACTCATATGATTTCTCCTGGCTGAACCGCGACCGCACGCAGGCGAGAAAGTGGAGTTTTACAATATCAACTGTAAAATGTTTGTGTTGCAATTATTCAAGAGTAATTCACAGAGGGTAACTTCCGATGTCAAAAGAAAAATTGCGACCTACATGCGATCGCAATTCATTACGGCTATTATACCACAAAGGTTATGTTAGCAACAACTATTCATCGTTATCTTTGGATTTGATAGCTTCAGGGTGCTCATTAAAGTAGTCGGAGTCCATTTGCCAGATGTGGTGTAGGCGCCTGGTTGTTTGGCTCGGCTTGTAGTTTGGGTCGGCAAGGCGTTTCTTGGAGCGCTCGTATGATTCGTCGATCTCCCGCAGCAAATCCTCAGTAAGAATACTGTCGCTGTTGTCGTCCAAATATTTTGTATCGTCTGTCATCTCCACCTCCGCCACTATAACCCCATTATCCCTCTTTGAGAGATTTTTTACAACAAATTTCTTGCCACGTGACAACAAATATTCACGTTCGTTAATCATTGAATTGACATTATTATCTGCCAATGTTTTCTCAGTGTCCAAATATGGCATATTCTTGGGTGCACGAAATACCAGAATGTATTTTTGCCAATCAGCTTTCTCGGCAAATTCCATTGATATGTCGCGGCTTGTCGATGTTGACAGAAAATTAGGGTTGTTTATCTCCTCACCTACCTTCAAAGGCTTCTTAAATCCTACGCCGCGGTACAGCAATACGTCATTTTCCAGAGTTGTCCTCTTAATCGCTTTGTCTAACTGTTTTATGTCATTTTCAGCGTACGGATTCATAGGGTGATTGCCTAACAGCGCCTGGTTGATATTAATATATCCATTTCCCTTGTACGCCTCAATGCTCGATAGCTCCGCCTTTGTGTATTTCAATGCTCCAGGTATCGTATTTGCCAGCTCAGCTTTGGTTGTTCTCTGGATATATTCCAGCCGCTCAATGAGCTTATTATCAATCCCCGTTATTGCTGGCAACTTATAGTCCTTATTTAACGCCGATATTCTCGTCCAGATACATTTACAGTTGATGTGCTTTGGCGGCCGCTGGAACGTAGTTTTGCGCTCATTAGCAGATATTACCTTGCCGTCTAGCTCGGCGCAGATCGGACAAGTATTCGCCTCCATCCGAGCTGACCATTGATAAACTGAAGTGTCATCGTCTTCATCAAAGAATGAAAAACTATCATCACGCCCATCATTCATACCCTGCGTAACGATCGTGCCTTTTGTACCAATTACCGCTTGCGTTATCCAGGCGCTAGTCAATAAACCAATTGATTCCAACATCGCATTGCGGGCAGCTTCGTCCTGTCTGCCACTAGTATTAGATATTCCAGCTTCTTCATCAATGTCCTCGTCGTCACCGTCAGCCAAGTTAATAGGCTGCTTCAACTTCTCGCCAGCAATAATATTACGCACGTCTTCAGTCTGCATATTGATAATGAAATCCACATACTGCTTCTCGCGTACCTTCAGTTCCTTTTTCAAAGCTGGTGCTGGCAGCTTCTGCTCATCTGCCGCGGATAGCTTGCCGTAGTTGTAAGCTGTGCGATATTGTTTTGCCAGCAGCGCAGAATAGCTAGCTGGCAGCGTGAACTCCTCATCAAGCGAGATATCAGCCACCGCTTTACGCAATTCCTCGGTCGCTGCGGTTTCAAAACTTGCCTCCTGCTCAGCCATCCACTTTTCGATTGCCTTGAACTTGACACGTTTTTCAACGTCGGTCAAATCTCGGTCGATCGCGACGTGCTCGTGCGGCTCAGGTGGAGCAACTTCGCCAAGTTTGTCATCTTCGCCTAGAAATTTACCGGCGTTGCCGCCAGAACCTCCATCTTTGTCATCATCCGCGTTTTCGTTCTCTTTGCCAGTGGTCTTGTCATTTTCCGCGTCTTCCTGTCGCCGCTTTTTAATCGCCTCTAGGTCAATGCCAAGTCGTGTCGCTGTTGATTCCTCGATTCCAGCAGCAATATCATCTGACACCTTGTCTTTTTGTACAAGCAATTTGAACGCCTCAAATACCGCCGAGATAATCGATTCGTCTGGTGTATCGAAATGAAATTCTGGATAGTGTCGTTCGGCAAAATTCAAGTCAATGAGGTCGGCGATGAGGTATTGGTTGATATGCGCTTCCAGCAGCCGCATAACACCAGTGATTGCTGTTTGCAATAGGTCCTTCTGGTTGGTGCTCAGGCTGTACGAGCCAACATTACTTGCCGAGCCTTGCGTTGCAGTAAGGATAACGCTCGCATGAAACGCACGCGCCATCTCAGAGTTTTGCCGCTCAATCGATTGATGTGGATCGCGGCCCTCCGTGTTTAGTACGTCGAGTTCGTAACCATATGGCAGTGACGCTACTGAGTTACGCTTGCCCAACCTACCCAACACCTCAAGCGCCTTATTGCGTGCTTTTTTTAGCTGATCAGAGACGACGCCGTCAGCAGTGCGCCGCAAAACTTTCGGTTTAATGGCGTCAGCTTGCAAAGCAATGCTATCCAAATACTCCAATCGTCGCTTCTTGTCGTAGCGTGGATACAGTGGTTTGAATGCGCTGCGGCCATAAAGATAGCTACGGCTCTTGCCATAGGTAAACAAAAAGCATTTGTGTGCTGGAATGGTCACTTCATGATAGACACCGTCTACGTCAGCAGCGCATTGCTTTGTACCGCCAAAACCACCATCGTCATCACGGATTAGTGTGAGCGTGGTGCTGTCGCGGTGTGCTAGCCTCTTGAGTACTAATCTGCCATCTCGCACTTCATAGACTTTTTCGAACAGTGCGAAGCCCTCATAAATCGCCGCTAGAGATTGATCAATAAACAGATTCATTGGCGTTTGCATTCCGCCCTTATGCGGTGGCTCTAGTAGATTGCGCCGCACCAGCTCAGCTTGTACTTCCCCCTCATCATTACTATCGGCATCAATATGGTATGTCGCTGCCAGAATACTCATAGTAAAGATGTTGTACAGTGCTTCGACTGTCGTGTCGTTATCAAGCATCTTACGGTAGTCTTTAATGCTAATCTCGTCAACACGCGACTCCTCGCGCTCAAATCCCTCAAATACGATGTCGCCGGCGAAGCCGATTTCGCTTGTCAGATTTTTTGGTGTCGGTTCTGGGTTGTTTTTACTAAAAAATGCCACTGCTTTGCTCCTCGCAATAAGGCGGCTACCCTAGACCAAAAAGAAAAATGCGGCTGTGATAACCGCAATTCATATCTTGATTATACCACATAAGCATCGTTTGACCAATCCTCTTCATCCTCGTCGTCTGTGCTTCTTTTTTCATGATATGCTCCACTTTCATTAAACCCGTCAGAGTCTTGACCTACTCCCTCCACCAACAGCAACCGCACCGCATAAACCACCATGTCCACCATATCATCATGTGTGCCCTTCGGAAATTCAATCAACTGCTCGCGTAACGCCTGGCCATTCTGAATATCTTTCACAATGTATATCCTGCCCGCCTCAAAGAATCGGCTCACGGCTAAGAGTCTCCGCACTTTGTCCTTATCAGGCTTCAAACCAATAACAGGCAATCCCGCCAGCAAATCCCGAAACACCAACCCCAGCGCGCCCTCCTCTATACCAACCACCTGCGGTTTGTATATTTCATCAAGCTCTCTCACTGTGTTGGCAGTTACGCTTGGCGAGGTTCGTTGGTTGCGTATTGCACGTATGTAAACGTTGCCGTCTGCGTACAGGTCGGCAACGCCCATAGCTGTCGGGTCGGCAGTCTGGCGTTCGCTGGCGGCGGGGTCGATTGTTAGCACTCGTGCTATCCTTGAGTGTTCATCTGGCACCTGGCTCGGCTCGCATTCTTTAATCCAATCAGGCTTGATGATAGCATCCTCTTCGCTGAACGGCTTGTGTTGATACTCCTGCGCAAAAGCAATGCTGCCAACGAACTCTTGATCGCTCGGGTCATCTCGCATAGCCCTCAGCTTTTCCAGGCTGCGGTGCTCTGGCCACAAAGCCCGCTCTGTACCGTCCTCTTCCGTGGTGATTGCGTAAAACACCCGCGTTTGCCAGCTCTTAAACACATCTTGCTGTTTCATCACCTTATTGACGAGGCTGTCAAAGTGAAGAATCGTACCGATGATAACAGCTCGCCCGCCCCTAGCTAATGCTGGTATAGCCGCCTTGGTAAACCAATGATACAGCTTCTGGCGTTGCTCAGCACTCTTGATGTTTTCGTCATTCTCGATGTCGTCAAATATCATCAGCGTCGGTCGGGTGTGTCGGTGGCGAATACCACGGATTTTCATGCCTGAACCCTTAGCGGCGTACTTAATGCCATTACTCAACACGAACTCACCATCCTGCCAATCATCACCTTTCATATCTCCGAATAACCACTTGATTTTTGGATTGTGCTCAAACTCATCTTTCAATGCGTTGATAAACTCAGCCGCCTGCGTATAAGTGTCGCTAATTATCACCACGAATTCTTCCTGCTCAAAGCAGCCAGCCCACAGCGGATATGTCATATCCACCGTTGTCGATTTCGCGTGTCCACGCGGTGCGATAACGCCAACTCGCCGATTATCCTTGTCGCTGATTAGGTCTAATATCTCTTTGTGAAACGGCGGCGTTTCTAGTGGAAAATACGGCCGTGCGATGAACCAGCCGAAAAGGTGAATATTCTCCCGCCGCTTGAATATTGCCAGCAGATAGCGGCGCAGTTTTTCGCGGTCAGTATCCCAATACTTATCACAAAGCCGCAGAATATCCGCTCTGGTGAGATTATTCAAAGATGGCTGCCTTGAGCTCGTCGTCATCAATATCACCTTCCTCTTTCGCTTTTCTCAGCTTCAGATCTCGCTCGTCCCTCCAGCCGCAGACGTTTTTCATAGTAAAGATAGCAAAGCTTGGCGGCGCAGCACCGCTCAAAGCCACGTCGACGATGAACTCGCGTTGCAAATCCTTGGCGGTATCGTAGGCTTCGGCAAATTCTGGATGTTCAGCACACCAGTTTTTCAGTGTATTGCGGTGAACGCCAATCTTACGTGCAAAACCTTCAAACCACGGAAAACGTTGCGGCAGGGGG